TAAAAAAGCACGGGAAATGGGTTTTACTGAAGAGTTAGAAGAAAACCATATTTGGGGACAACGTCAAGGTAAACGCCCTCATATGCTTTTAGATAAAAACGGCAAAACAAAATTTGATAAGCGTTTCAAAATGTATAGACCAAAACTTGATGAAGCTACTGATTTAATTGGCGAAGACATTGTTGACTTAATGAAATCAACTGAGTCATATATCCAAGAAGATAGTGCTGATAAATCTCTTGCTAAAAAATCTGAGAAATCTGGTATGCCACAAGGTGTTTTAAAACAAGTATATAACCGTGGCGTAGCTGCGTGGAAAACTGGTCATAGACCAGGAACTACACCAGAGCAATGGGGACATGCAAGAGTTAACTCCTTTATTACTAAATCTTCTGGTACATGGGGCAAAGCTGATAAAGACTTGGCTGCAAAAGTACGCAAAGAAGAAGTTGAACTCGAAGAAAATTACAAAATTACTAAAATGTATAATCCAACAACGAAAAAATCTCGTACAGCTGGAAAGAGTACATCAACATTCGCAGTACATACACATGATCGTAAATACTTTAAAGAGTTCCCAACTCAAAAAGATGCAGAAAACCATATGAAAACTCTTGGTAAAAATGAAGCATTTCAAGATGGTAAAACACACACAATTAGTAAAGTGTATAACCACAAGGATCCTTATGGAGGCAAAACAATTCAACACCACCATTGGTCAGGAGAATGGGATGAACGTAAACCATTATATAAAGTACATAAAAAAGGTTTAACAATGTCTGACGAACATGCTAAAGATTTTAAAAATAAAGAAGATGCTGAAAAACATTTAAAGTCTGTTAATAAAGATATTGATGTGGTAGGCCACTGGAGAGGAAACGTACCTCCTGGAAAGAATATTAACGATTATAAGAAAAATAAATCGGAAGCAAAAATTAATGAGCTAGACAAAGATACGCTTGCTAACTATGCTAATAAAGCAATTAGAGATAAAGAAGATGCAAAATACAATTTCAATCGTGCGGTAGGTTCAAAGGCAGCCAACAGAATGCGCGGTAATGTACAAGGCGCTTCTGATGATGTTAAAAAAATAAAATCTCATAGTGATAGAATTAAACGCCGTGAACGTGGTGCAGCACATTTTACTCGTAAAATGCTAAGGAAAAAGAAAGAAGACTAAGATGAAAAAGTTTAAACAGCATATTCAATCAAAGTCAGGCGCTGGCGATATAGGTACTGATGAATTAGTTAAAACTCTCAAAGGTGATACACCTATGGAAGAAGCTTGTTGGGACTCACATAAACAAGTAGGTATGAAGAAAAAAGGAAACAGAATGGTTCCTAATTGCGTACCTAAAAACGAAGATGCCGAATATGATAACGAAGGCGGTATGTCAAAAAATCAATTAAAGACTATGATTGACGCTGCACAAGAATTACATGGTATGCTTAAAGATGATGACAACATGCCTGAGTGGGTACAATCAAAAATTACAAAAGCTACTGATTACATTGACACTGTTAGAGACTATATGAAATCAAATGATGTAAACGAAGGTTCTGAAACATGGGAAGCTGGTTATAAACGCCGTGTAGTAAAAACTACTGATCCTGACCACAAAAAGGACGGACATAATTGGCGCATCAAAGGCAAAGATAAAGCAAACCTTTCTATTAAATTATATAAAGAAAAGCCATCTCAGGCTGAGTTTAATAAACAAATGAAAAGAGTTGCCGGTCACGAGTTTGGCGGTTAATGTGTTACGATTTAAACAGCATTTAGCAGAAGCCGGAGAGCTTAAACCGTCTCGTCCACCTAGATGGAAAAAAATAAACGATGATGAAAGCGAAATTGAATTTCCAAAATCTAAAGCTAAATACAAAATAGAAAAATATCGACCTGATGGATATAAACATAAGGGCGAGTATAAATTTTATGTATGGAATGCTAATAGAAAAGACTGGGAAGATATTGATATTTTTAAAGGCAAAGAATACGTTAAACATAAATGTATTGTAAGTGGTCAATTTATGCATGACAGAAATGGCATGGCTGATAATTCAAAACAAATGTATAATTTTAAACCGTATCTAAAGTTTAAGTAAGGAATACTATAGTGAAAAGCTTTAAACAACATTTAACAGAATACACCGCTAAGTCTTGGTCAAAATACCATGATGCTCAAGGCACAGATTTTGTTAAACCAAAAGTTAAAGTATTAAAGTTACCAACTAAAAACGTAACCGATAATGATTTAGTATATGCTCAGTTAATGTCTGGGACACTTGAAAGTTATGCATATGCGGATCTTGCATTCCCAGGTGCTATGAGAAAGCATAATATGTGGTTTACTAAATATTCTAACATGGCTAAAGTGTATGGAACAGAAAACGATGCAGGCGACCATTTGTCTGTTATGAGAAAAGCAGCTGAAATGACAAGTTCGCGTAGCAGCAACTTTAAATTGAATGGTAAAGAATGGAAAACAAGTAAGCAGAAAAAAGCTTGGGATACATGGATTACCGAACAAAGAAAAATTTATCCGGAGCAGTTTTAATGAAAAGCTTTAAAACATATATTAGTGAATTATATACTATCGGACATACAAGATTCTATGATGCTAATGCTAATCGAGCAAAAAATAATCTAAAACACGGACGTACTGACCCATTGGACACAATACCTCATAAAAGTGGAGCTGAAAAAGGTGAGCATGGTGGTGCAGCATATAGAACTACTGCAGATGCTACTAAAGGCGCCCACACATTAAAAAAAGAATTTCCAGGCAGAAAATATAGCGTGTATAAATTAAAAGGTGACTTTGATAAAGATACTTATCACAGTAAAAAAACTGGTATGAATCATCTAAAAAGAAATACAGAAATTACTGGCAAGGCAATACATAACGTAACAGAGAGTAAAAATGAAAAGCTTTAAGAAACACTTAAATGAAGCCGTAGATAGACCACCTAAATGGAAAAAAGATACCAGCGATGGCGAAGGCGGTGCTCAGATTATTGAATTCCCAAAGACTAAAGTTAAGTACAGAGTTTCAAAGTTCCTTGATGATGGTGACCGTCATAAAGGTGAATGGAATTTAGAAGCTTGGGATCCTCGCCGTAGAGAGTTCATATGGGCTGACACACTCAGTCCAAAGGCATGGGTAAAAGAACTTTGCATATACAGAGGTCAGTTTAAACATGATCGTAACGGTGAACCAGATAAAAAACAACAAGTAGCAGATTACAGTAAAACATTTAAATTCCGTGGACATCACTAATGAAAAATTTTAAAGAATTCGTATCAGAAGAAAAAGATTCACGTTTACAGCGTGCAGGAGTAAAAGGGTTCAATAAAGCTAAAGGTACACCTTCGCACCCTACCAAAAGTCATATTGTTGTTGCTAAAGACGGCGATAAAATTAAAACAATTCGTTTTGGCGAGCAAGGCGCTTCTACTGCGGGCGATCCTAAAAAAGGTGAGTCTGATAGAATGAAAGCCAAGCGCAAGTCATTTAAGGCTCGTCATGGTAAAAATATTGCTAAAGGTAAAATGTCAGCTGCATACTGGGCTGATAAGGTCAAATGGTAATTTTTTTATAAATAAAGAATAATATTAAAGGAATGCAAAATGAAAAGCTTTAAAAAACATCTTAATGAAGCAAAAGACACTCATTGTTCTGATAAATGCTGCGGCGCTGATACCAAAGCTGAAGATTGTGATTGTTCTGCAGATTGCCCGCATTGTAACTGCAATTCAGTTAATGAAAAGGTTGGCACAGAATATACTCCACATTGGATGGTGCATCCTAAAACAGGTGAGAGAATTAGGGCTGAAAAAGAAGTTGACCATCATAGAATGAAAGCTATGGGTTATACCACAGAATCAGTGGAACCAGATTTAGATGAAGCGCTAACCAAGTGGGCAGGCGCAGATAAGAGAAAATCTTATTATACTTCTGTAAAGCATGCTTATAAACCAAAGCACACAAATACCGGTAATGATTCATATGATCGAAAAAAGATAGAAACTCAAGCACATTTACAACACGCCCAGAACTTCCATGACAGAGAAACTGATAAAGGATATGATCGTTACCATACAACTCATCTTTCAGTGCCTCATCACGAAGCTCAAGTAGGACACTTACATAAAGCCATGAAGGCTAATGCTAAAGGCGATGAAGCTGGCTTAAAAAAGCATATGACGGCTTATCATCATGGCAATGAAAATCATAAAATTAACAAAACGGCTACTTACACGCATGCACACCATTTGCCTCATCACAGCAGTTCCAATGTAAATGAAACATTTGATCCTAAACATCCAAAGGTTATGGCTGCTCGTAAAGCGGTCAAAAATGGTACTTATAATGGTAATGTAGATAGAAATGGTAATGCTATTGTACACATTAAAGGTAAACCTCATACAGTAACTAAAGGCGATCCTGCTGCAAGACACGAATCAACAGAACAGCTTGATGAATTATCTCCTGCAACTTTAAAAAGCTATAAGAAAAAGTCATTAAAACAATACAAGCAATCAGCTAATAAAAGAATGGCTGGTGGCGGAGATTATGGATCAGCGACAAAGGCGGCGCAAGACAAGCATCAAAAGAGATTTGATAAGCGTCATAAAGGCATTGGTTCAGAAATTAAACGTACAACTGATGATGATATTCACTTAAAAGATCCAAAAGGTCTTGTAAGAAAAGATCCAAAAAGCAATTCTATGACTGGCAAACCAGCTCCTTATAAGTATAAACTTGGCGAAGATTTAGAATACGAAGAAATGAACGAAGCTATTATCGACATCATTAACGAAAATAATATTACCATAGAACAACTAGAAAATATGACTGAGGAAGAACTTCAGGAATTATTAGGTGCCACTGGTAAAGTTATTGGTGGAACAGCAAGGGCTGCATTTGCTGCGACAAGGCTTGCAGGAAGAGGCATTAAAGCAGTAGGAAAAGCCGCGTTGATGAATAAACAAGGTAATATTCGTGGCACGCAGAGGGCTAAAACAGACGCAGAAAAAGCTCAAAATGACAGACATCAGTCTACATTAGCTAGGATACAAGATAAAAGAAGAGATAATATCCATCAAAAACTTGCTATAAGAAAATCTAATAGATTAAAAAGAGATATAGACAGGGCTAAGGCTAAGCTGAAACAAACTCAGAATAAACCAAAACCAAAAATTTACTAAACCTCATTAAGGAGAACTACAATGGGATCATGGGCAAAACTAGATAACGCGGCATCAGCACCAAAATGGCTGTCTGCAACTGCATCTAATCCAAACAAATCAAACGACAAAGATAACGCGGTTTTCGTTTCAGACGAAGAAGCAGCATTAGCATCTAACCGAGCAAAAGGTCTTACAGGACCGGGTTGGTGGTCATATCACACAGCTAACAGCCGCCACTTTGCGGAATGTTTAGTACCAATGAAGGGCGGAACATGTGCAGACGCTACTGTTGGCGACTTAGGTGTTAGTGGTACAGGCGACGATGCAGTAGTTGCGGATACCTAATAAAAAATGATATTAACAGAATCAACCTTTCTGTTATTTGCTTCGAAGTATTACGACAATCCAAATTGTACCGATACCGTCGAATTTTATGAGGACTTGAAGAGATTTCAGTATTTACGTAAACTATTTGGTAGATACAAACAAGATAATGATTTGAAAGAAAGGCTGATTCTGAATCACTTGATCGTTATATATAATATCTTTGGACCAGAAGCAACTAACATGCTTTTTATGAAACTACATGAATACCACGAATTTTTAAAACCATTTGTGGTATATTTAAACTTTATGCCTAGTGTCGTTTCTTACGACGAATATGTCATACATAAAGATAGTATAGAATCAGATAAATACATTAGCGAACTGCTAAAAGGAATATAAACATGGTTGTAGATCTATTTATGGTATACCAATTTATTCGACGCCTAGCTACGCCGTTTGAAAAATGGCCTGCATATAAAGAAGGCATCATTGATAAAGATGGTAAAGTACTAATCAAATCAAAAGATTTAAATACTAAAAAACAGCGTGCCGCATGGCGTATCTTTGATCGTATGATTGCTAACCTGAAGAAATTACTCGCCAAAGTCCCAGGTGGTAGTTCAAAACTAGCATCATATGCAGCCGCTCTCTTTTTGATTAGAGAATATAAAGCATTTACTGATGAGGATATGTTTTTGAACGAAGATATTACTGATAACCAATTAGATGAATCATTAGAATTATTTTCTAGTAGTTATAACTATTATACCACACTTGCAGAGAATGTCAATAGAAAAAATGTAAATGAAGCATTCGGCAGAGCAAGATTTAAACAGCAGTTAGCAAAACGTGGAATGGACGTTGATAAACTCCATACTCAAAATGTTAAAGATGCTTTGGATGCCAAGAAAAGACGAGAAAGAGCATCATCTGATTTAAAATCATTTAGACAAAAGAATAACATTGATGCAAAACCAGAAATACAAGAAGAGCCAGTAAATAATGTTAGTGGTGGAAATATAGCTGGTATGGATGGCGGTCACATGTCTAAAGCAGGACAAAAGAAATGGACGTCAAGTAATAAGAGTTCAAAAAAGAAAAGACTAAGAGATATTATGGGAGACAATAAATGATTACTTTAGAACAATTTAGTGCAATGATTCCTTCAAATAAAGAACCAGAGCTTTGGTATGAAGCAGCGGTACCAATGTTTGAAAAATATGAAATCAATACAAATAATCGTATCGCTGGCTTTATGGCACAATGCGCGCATGAGTCATTAGACTTTACAAGATTAGTAGAAAACCTTAATTATTCAGAAAAGGCTTTGAACTCAGTGTTTGGCCGTTATTTTGGAAAAGGAAAACGTGATGCAAAAGAATATGCAAGAGACCAAGAAAAAATCGCAAACTACGTCTACCAAGATGAGTTTAGGTCCAAACGAGGTGCTTTGGGAAACGTCAATCCCGGCGATGGCTGGCTCTTTAGGGGTCGAGGTATCAAGCAGCTTACAGGAAGAAATAATTACACACAATTTGCAAACACAGTTGACTTAAGCGCCGAAGAAGCCGCGGAATATGTATCAACACCGACGGGTGCTATTGAGTCTGCTTGCTGGTTTTGGGCAACAAACAAATTAGAAAAGTTTGCTGACAAAGGTGATAACAAAGGTTTAACCAAAAAGATTAATGGTGGTACAATTGGATTAGCAGATCGTAACCGTCGTTGGGACGAAGCGTTAGCAATTCTTGGTGGTAAAGTACCTGCTCCTAAAACAAAGAAAACATCTACTTCTGTTCGTACTCTACGCAAGGGTATGCAAGGTGATGATGTTAAAAAGATGCAAAAAGCTATTGGTGTTGCTGCTGATGGTGATTTTGGATTTGGAACCCTTGTCGCTGTGAAAAAATGGCAAAATAGTAATGGTTTAGTTGCAGATGGTATTGTAGGCCCTTCTACTCAAGCTAAGATGTTTAAATAATTATAAATACAGTATAGAAATATTAAATCTAACAATAAGGAGATAGAAATGTCTTTAGAAAAAATTATCAAAGAAGCGTTGGATCAAAATCCATTGGAAATGAAAGACGCATTCGCAGAAGAAATGCAATCACGTATCGCTGCTGCTTTAGAAGAAAAATATAAATCTGCTATGGAAGAAGATTTAGAAGAAGCAAAAGACGACGATGATGAAGACGAAGATGAAGATGATGATGACGACGACGATGATGACAAAGACGACGATGATGATTCTGACTCGGACGATGCTAAAATCGGCGCTGACATGAAAAAACTAAACGCATCTTGTACAAAAACAGAAATGTACGGCAAGATGAAAGAAAAGTATGGCTGCGATAAAGCTAAATTTGAAGGCTTATATGCATCATATTGCTCAAAGTAATAGGGTGATAACATGGCGAAATTATATCTATTAATTATCGTATGCGGACTATTTGCAGGTATAGGATATGGCGCCAAACAGTACTACGATTGGTCTGAGGAAACGATAAGCGTTCTTCGGACCAATAACGTTAAACTGGTATCCGCAGCTGAAACATTACAAAATACTGTGGACACTATGGTCGCTGATGCACAGCGCAACGAAACATTAAACCAAAATCTTACGAAACAATTAGCAGAGTCGCGTGAGTATTTAAATACATTGCGTAACAAGTTTGCTCGCATTGATTTAGATATGGAAGCTTTAACTGACCCTGTAGATTTAGAAGAAAGAGTACAGAATGCAGTTAACAGACTTATTGACGAAATCGCTAAAGATACTACTCCTCCTTCCGATGCTGATGATACTGACAGCGTGTCTGAGCCAGCCGGAACCGGTAGTAGTAACTCAGACTGAATATCAAAAACAAAACATTCCTATACAAGCAAGACCACCACTTGTTGATTTTCCACCAATGGAATGGATGATTATTACTGAAGATAACCTTGATGAAAAAGTAAATGAACTCAAATCAAAATCAGGTAACTTCGTAGTGTTTGCTGTTAGTTCAAAAGGTTATGAAAACCTTGCTATTGGAATCGGTGAATTGCGCCGATATATAAATGAACAAAAAGCGATAATTGTTTACTACGAAGAGGCTTTGGCAGATAAATAATACTGACAATTTATATTATTTCTAGTGTGATTAAATTATAATCATGGAGTTCGCCACTAGCCTCCGTTATCAAAAGGCATCAAAGGAATAATATCTTGGCATCAGAAAAAAATTGGGAAACCGATATTCGCTTGATTCAGAGCGATATTAAACAAATTCAAAAATTCTTTAACAAGGTTGAAACATCAATGGATGTTATGGTTGACCTTAGTAAGAACGTCGCAGTTCAATCTGAAGTGATCGCTTTTACAAAAGAAAAGCTCGAAGAAATTGAACGTACGGTTGACGAAACTAGACGTAATGAAGATTTACGTTTACAAGTATTGAGCGACAGGTTAGAAGAGTACAGACGGTCGTCACGTGGAGACCACGAAAAACTTGCACAACACAACGCTGAAAAACGAGCTATGAGTAATAAAGAAATACTTGAAAAGCTTGAAGTAATGGAGCGTGGTTTGCATTCTCGTATAAACGAACAAACAAAAAAGATTTCAACATTAGAAAACTGGCGTTACTATATTATGGGTGTAAGTGGTGTTATTATGTTTTTCTTTGCTAAATGGTCTTGGCCTGACGTTTTTGGTTGACATATAATTAAATCTGTGATATATTAAAATAACGGTTGACATTATTAGCTTTTATGTTATAATGTTTATATTCAATATGGAAAGTATATAATGGTAGATTTTGTTGATATTCAGTATGCTCAGATGTTATCTGGCAGACTCGATAATTTTAAAATACGTAACACAAATCCTTATAAAATTAATTTTCGGTGCCCTATTTGTGGTGACTCACAAAAGAGCCGATCTAAGGCCCGTGGATGGCTGTTGGAACGTGATAATAAGTTCTCCTACTATTGCCATAACTGCGGTGCCAGTCAGGGCTTCTCGTTCTTCCTAAAGGGCCAGGATCAGCAATTATACAACGATTATATTGCTGACAAGTTTGTAGGTAAAGCCAACAATACTATCAAAGATACCAAAGAAAAAGAGGTTGACGATAGTAAGTTTAAAACAAAAGCGCCTACATTTAATAAAACAAATCCCCTTTCCAAAATTAAAAAGATTAGTCAATTAAAGTTTGACCATCCAGTTAAACGTTATATTGAACAACGTAAAATACCTACGAGCCACCATTATCGTTTGTACTATGCTCCTAAGTTTAAAACATGGATCAACAGTATTATACCAGATAAATTCCCAAACTTTAAAAAAGATGAGCCACGTTTAATCATACCATTCCTTGATGAACATGGTAATTGCTTTGGTGTATCAGCTCGTGGATTTGATCCTGACGGAATTAGATATATAACTATATTGTTTGAAGAAAGGCCGAAGATTTTTGGTTTGGACAAAGTTGATTTCAGTCAGCCTTATTATATTGTTGAAGGTGCTATTGATAGTATGTTCCTTGAAAATGCTATCTCTATGAATGGTGCTGAAGGCAATGGTAACTCTGCAAGTGAAAATGCGATATACGTATTTGATGCAGAGCCACGTAATAAAGAAATTTGCGATCGTATGGAAAAAGTAATTAAAGCTG